GAGATCATTTACCGACTGCCAGTGCCGCTCATATTGTCTGCGAAGCATTTGAATCTTGAGCAGGTCGTTCTGACTCAAAGGCTTAAACGTCGATGCTTTTCTATCGACTTCAAACTGATTTAGGGCTTCGCCAAAATCTGAGATCAAGCCCATAGCCTGCTGAACACCGGATCCCGTTTCGTTAACTTGGCTTATGACCGAGTTAATCTGACTTAACAGCATCCCAGCGGCGGCTACCGATTCGATAACCACGACTAACTCGGTGGGTCAGGCCAAACCACATCTTCCAATGACGTGACGTGAGAATAATCACTAGGTAAATCGCGCAGTCGTTGCCGATACATTTGCCACTCGCTGCGCTGTTCGGCAGTCAGTGGGGAGTCAGGTACTTGTGTCCAGTCACAGGCGCTTAGCTCTGCGTCCCGTGCAACTCTAAGCTCGATCTGGAATGGGATTGTATTTCCTAATGGCACAACTGCCCCGTCTACAACTTGAAATAGGTCAGGATCAGCAAAACCGTCTACCGAGCTTTCGTTTTCTTTAAGATTCATAGCCACTTCTTCCTCTGAATAAGAAGCACTAATGCGTATGAGGCCTGTGTCTGTGTTATAGATAATCGTCATGTCGCAGAAAAGATCCTGAATAGTCGTAGATGGGTGCCTGCAAACCCGTTTTTACTATTAGTAGCAGTGATCCCGTCTTTGAATCCGTAAAGGTTGAATTGATAGTTGTAGTTTTTGTAGAGGTATATTGACGAGCGCGAAGTCATCGGCGTAAGAGCGATAGCGTAGTCACCAAACATGTAGGAGGTGGCTCGATTGTTGTATGTACTTGAGGGGAAACTTAAAGTGGTACTCCGCTTTATTACGCACGCTATACCGACTTTACCGCTGCCGCTTTGAATCCCAACTACTTGAGAGCCAAAGTCCAGTTGATAATTCCCTGACTCCTTGATCTTAGCCTTAGAAACTGTAGTCGTAAGAATCAAGGGCAAGTAGATCGAAAATGCTGAGTGCTTGCTATACGGCGAGCTACTGGTGAAATCGTTAAAAGATAAACCCGATCCAGTGTAGTAGGTCGTATTGGCTGCTGAAACGTACCCGCCGTTCGCAAAATGTATCGTGCCTACCGCGTCGTCTGACAAGTTCTCAACTTTAATCCCGTTAGAGCCGTTGCTAGTAACTAACTGAAGTTGGTTGTTGCTATTAACCGACATGTAGTTGCTGTCGAGTTTTAGCTTCGACGCCTCGATGCTGTTGCCTTCGATACGCTCAGAGCTTATAAAATCCGCCGTTATTTTCTCTGCGCTCAGAGAACCAATCTTTGCAGACTCAATTGATCCGTTCTTGATAAACGCATCAGCCATGTAAACGCCTGCGGGAACAGACTCATCGTTAAGTGTTGTTGGCTGGGCCTGTACAACAAACGGTACAGTCGCAGGAGTGGTATTTGACCCGCCTCGCATAATCGCAAACCGATCAGCGTTGACGATAAACTCTGACGTAATGCCGCCAGCAGCGGTTGTAGAACTGGCTAAACCAAACCCAGCGACAGCGCCGTTGCTATCTATCTTTACGGTGTACTGACCTTCTAGGCCCGAAACGTCCGACGCAACCGCAGTAAATTTCTGCTCAACGGTGACGCCAGAACCAGCGCCATCTATATTGTTTAATCGGGCCGTGATGGAATTGAAGTTTTGTGCTGCGCTTGTCGCGCTGCCCGCCGCAGACGTAGCGGAAGCTGATGCGTTTTGCGAAAACGTAGACGCGCTGCCTGCAGACGACGCCGCATTAGTTGCAGAAGTAGACGCCGCTGTAGCTGCAGTACCTGCTGCAGTTGCCTGCGTAGAAGCTGTCTGCGCAGAAGTAGCCGCCGCAGATGCACTTGATTGAGCAGCATTTTTTGCTGCGACCGCATCTGTTTCAGCCTGCTCCGCACCTGCTTGAGCAGTTTGTGCAGTGTTCCTCGCAGACTGAGCTTCTGTCCGCGCTGTTGTCGCAGCGCTACTCTCATTACCGGCAGCCGTTGCAGATGTAGCTGCATTCGATGCACTAGTGTTTGCCGCTGTTGCTGAGTTACCCGCAGACGTCGCTGAGTTGGCTGCATTGGTTTCCGATGTCGCAGCATTTGCTTCAGCAGACTCTGCGTCGTTTTTAGCCGACACGGCGCTTGTCTCTGCACTTTCGGCATTTGCCTTAGCTGTCTGCGCAGCTATCCGGTCTGAATCGGCTGCTGATGCCGAAGACGCTGCTGCTGATTGCGAGGCACTAGCAGCTGTTGCGCTAGTCGCTGCTGCACTAGCAGAAGACGCAGCTCCGCTTTCCGCAGTTTCCGCATTGCCTTCTGCAGTTTCAGCGGCGAGCCTAGAATTTTGGGAAGCAGTAGCTGAAGAACCCGCCGCTGTAGCAAACGTCGCTGCATTTGTGGCGCTGGTTGCTGCTGCTGACGCTGAATTACCTGCCGCTGAGGCTGAGTTAGCTGCAGTAGTAGCTTCTTGAGAAGCAGTAGAAGCGCTGCCAGCTGCACCGGTTGCTGATGCGGAAGCAGCTGTTTGAGATGTTTCCGCCGCCGCTTGGGCAGTTTCCGCTGCAGTCTCTGCGGTCTCCGCGTTGCTTTGAGCAGTTTCTGCTGCAGCTTGGGCAAGCAGAGCATCCGCTTTAGCAGCTATTGCAGCACTCTCCGATTGCGCTGCAGCTGTAGCAGAAGCTGCTGCTGTAGTCGTACTACCGAATGTGCTATTTAGATTCGTAATACCTGTTTCAGCGCTACCTATTCGAGAAAGTAAGCTGCTACCGGAATAGCTAGAAACAAACCCGACGAACGACTCAAGGTTAGATATGTCCGTTGCTGAACCAGCTCCGTCAATCGCATCTGTCAAAGACTGGGCCAACTGACTGCTCGTTATAGAGTCAGTCAAAAGACCAAGAATATGAGTTACATCAATAGCTGTCTGACCGGATGTACCAGCAGCAGCGTTAAACGGGCCAGCTATACCCTGCGTGTTTACATGCCGAACCCAATAATAGCGAGTCTGACCGGAACCTACAGGGTCAATAAAGACTCTGCCCGTCTGTATGCCCAACAAAGTAGCATCGCCAATCACATCAGACGTGTGTACATGCACTTCGGTGTGAGAATGATTGGAATAGGCGGGGAAATTCCAACGAAGATGTATCTGTGAAAAAGCGCCATCGACCGTAAACCCAGTTGGGGCTGGCGGTACAGCTAGGTCTGTAAGAAACTGTCCAGATGGCCCAAAACCAGCATTACCGCTTCGGTTTGGGTCAAATGGTGTCATAGCTAGCTCTGTAGCCAGACCGCTATCAATTAACTCGCGAAGGGTCACCGCCCTGTCTCTTGGGTCGCCGCGACGGCCTAATCGAATTGTCACTGCTTGTGACAAAGTCTCAAGATACCTACGCATCTCAGGCGAAGCATCTGCGGGCACCTTAGGCATTGAAGGTACTTGCGTAGGCGTATTTGTGCGCGTGTTACTGTTAGCTGTCACGGATTTCATCCATGCTTTGTGCCAAACAAATCTCGTTGATTGTCACGGCTCCAGAAACTTCCACCTCCCACTCCGTGGCGACAGTAGCAGGCAGCCTCATAATTGGTTCGCGTAACGTGCCACTCCCGATACCACTAGGAACGGTTGTCGCTTGCGTGTAGACACCGGAAGATTCGGACAGTTGATAGTGAGCCACTAACGCCCCATCTCCATACACCTTGACCGTAACTGGGTAACCTTCGGCGTGTACGGATACCCAAGCCATGCTTACAGGGCTAGGTGTCGTGTACTTTTTAGTCTTAAACGTAAGAGTCTTGCTCGCTGATCCGCCTCGGTACTTGCGAATCTTATTGCCTTCTATGATGTACAGCTGCCCAGACTTAGGGTCTTCGAAACCGCCGCGTATCTCGTTGGATACAGTTACTGTGGCAAACGCAGCTTCATTAGCGCGAGGGTCATAAACCCAACCACCAATGGTGCTTCCATCTTTGTAGAACGCCACATATGTACCTTCATGGCGAAACGCTCGTATCAACGTGGGGTAAAAATCAGTGCTCCACTGATCAACTGATATAAGACCTCTTGATACTACCTCGCCTGAGCTACCTGACACCGCTACCAACCCGTCAGGTGCGGCATACAAAACATATTCGCCCATGTCGACGACGCTGTTTTTGTTTACACAAGCCTGCGCCAAATCAACTCGGATCGGAGTCAACGCTGCGGGATCGGTGCCTGTTATAAAATACGGCGTACCGTTTGTAAGCGCGACAACGCCGTTACCCGTTGCGGCGATATCAACGATATCGTCTTCGAGCGTAATCCTGTACTGAATCGGCCAAGCATGAGGTAGAAACGGCTCGCTAAGACAGAACCGTTTACCAGAAAAACCAGCCATGACCCCATTACCTACAGCTGTTAAGCCAAGCATTGGCCCGTCAGGGTAAAGAGATGTGTCGTCATCTGGTGGGCCGATC